TTATTTATTAACCACTCATCTGTAGCATCACCAAGCTCTTCATCTGTTCCGCTATATACTTGTTTTATTGCTTCTCCTTGTTTTTTAAGTTCGCTCAACTGTTTCCACCTTTCTTTATTATTTTTAAAACTAACTTCTTGCTGTGTATTAGGATCAATATATACTAAACTATTTTGCCTAATATTTTTATCAAGAATAAAATCAGTAAAATCTTCACCAGCAGCACCACGCAACCAATCAACACTTTTTGCTTGAAATTGCAATAAACTAGTGTAAAGTTGTTTTGGTAAATCTCTTTTTATTTGTCCGCTTATTTGTTTTATTTGTGCTCTTTCGTTAGGATCTTTTAAACTATTAAATAAAGCCGCGGTTGAAGCAGATATTTTTTGAGATAAAGGTATGTTTTCAGTGTTCCATATAGCCTGCAGTGCACTTGATTTAGCACTTACAGCCGTATCTTTAGCTGGATTTGGCTCAGTTGTTCTTTGAAACATGTTCATTCTTTCAGCGCCAGGATTAACAGCTTCAAACCTTGCTATATCTTCTGGTTTTACATCAATAGGATTTCCGTTTACTATATATCTAATCATAAGTCACCTGTATAATCTGGATCTACAGCGTTAGGCATACCGTCGTTGTCATGATCGTTTGGGTTTTCTGTTGATTTAGTAATTTTTACTTGAGATGAGTCATAAATAGGTACGTTTGAAGACCTTGTTATACCATATTTTTCATCAAGTTGTAAAGTTGCTATTAATACATCTTTAGTAACATTTACAAATTTACCTTGTACTGTTTCTTTAGTATTAGGATCTATGTATGGAGGTTGATATATTTGGTATTGACCAGCTTGTTTTCTAAATTGAACGTTATTATAAGATGTTCTTACAGGTATATCTCTAGGATCTTCATTTAATATAGCAACATCGCCGTCTACTAATTCTTTAGGTACATAACCTCCAACAGCTGGCATGTAATAAGTATCTCTTTGTTTGTTATTTAAAGCATTAAGCTCTTGTTGTCTTTGTTCAGCAAGTTCATTATAATACTTATTATGCCCTGTTTGAGCAGCTGTAGTTAATTTTTCAGCCATTATTGTTCTTGATCTTTGTAAATCAAAAGCATCGTTATCAGGGTTAACTATAGCATCTATTATAGCAGCTTTTATAGCACCATCTTTGTCTTTATCTGTACCAGCAATCTTTATACTATCTAATGTGATATTATCGTCTGGATCTGCGTTAGCTATGCTTTGTAAAAC